GAGCCGCTGAATTGCCATCGCCAGTGCTCGCCGTGCAACACCCAGCTGTCCGGGAACATCGTCAATTACCGCATCGCGCTGGTGAAGCGGATCGGCGCCGAGGCGGTCGACTGGCTGGAAGGACCGCATGAGCCGAAGAAGTACACCATCGAAGAACTGAAGGCGATGACCGCCGACTACCGGGCAAAAACAAGAGAGCTGAAGGGGAGAGCAGCATGACATATCGCAACGTGGTATCCGCAGTGGTCCGGGCGCTCGCCGCCGAGACCATCAACTCCGCCGGCGGCTGCGATTTCGATCCGAAGGTGCAGTGCTCTAAGCAGAAGGGGGAGATCGTTGGCAAGGAAGCGGCGTTTCTCCAGGACTGCTGGGTTTTCGGCCGGCTGCACAAGTCGTTGTCGGCGGCGCACTGGCGGGTGCTGGTGGCGAAATTCTCCACGCACACCGAGCGCAAGCATGCAGCGATTGCCGAGCTGACGAAGGTCATGCGTTCGCCGGCGCCTGAGCGGTTCCTGCATTGCGCCGTCGTCACTTGGGCATTGCCGAAGCTCGCCGGCGTAGACGGAAAGCGCTCGACCAATGTGCTGCCCGCCGGCTGGTACGAGATGGACAATTGGTCGAACGAGCCGCACCCGATCAAAACTCAGGAGCGCTGGCGGCGCGACATCCGCAAGGCGCTGGAGCGTGAAGTCGATGAGGCTTTGGTGTGCGCTCAAACGCTGCTGGATGCAGAAGAACTGATTGAGACAAAAGCCGCTTGACTGGCAGTGAGCCAATGAGCCATTATCCACACATCCTGTCATTCCTTCGTGCGTTTAGGAGTGAAGCAACGGAGAAGCCCGGCCATTGAGTCGGGCTTTTTTGTGGGCGCAATAAAAGAACTTACCTCTAGCCAGGACAGCCAGGTCTTTGGCGGACAGGAGGGGAAAGACCCTCACACCTATTTCGGGCCTCGCATTAAGCGGGGCCTTTCGCGCCAGTCAGAATCTACAAAGATCGGTGCCAAGTTACTTCGGTGATGCCGCTTAATCTCACGAAATCTCGCATTGCTCTGATTGTTCCGCCGCATGGCGGACCTGAACCAAGATTGCTGCCAGAGTGAATTAAGGAGAGGTAGCAAGCATCCGCCTCTGTCATGGTTGTCGAGGGATGGGCGAACACGACGCGGTACCCGTTGAAGCTGTAGCAGATAATAAAATTCGAGAGCTTCACGGCGGACCTCATGGCCACTGGCTATCACCTGTTGAGCCTAGTATGGGTGCGAGTAAATTTCTCTTGCTTCCGGTCTGAATGATTCAAACTCTTTATATGAGCCTCGCCATTGTGCGGGGCTTTTTCGTTTTCGGCTCCACCACACCCATTGCTCCGAGCTGGGAGTGCTGCTGGAGTCGGATCTATCAATCTCCCCGAGAGGGAGCCATTGGATTCTCAATCATGCCGGACAGACCTGAGAGCTGGGCCAAGTTCTGGGAGGCAATGAGCAATCCACTCCTACAGGGCGCAATTATGGCGATCCTCATCTCCCTCTTGCGCGTGCTGTACGACGCCAAAGAAACCAGCAAGCGCCGAATCATCTTCGAAGCGCTGATCTGCGGAGGCCTGAGCCTGTCGGCCAGTAGCGTTATCGCCTGGATGGAGTGGCCGTCGAATCTTTCGGTCGCGGCCGGTGGAGCGATTGGCTTCCTTGGCGTTACGGCCATTCGCGAAATGGTGACCCGCTTCCTGGGTCGCAAGGTGGATTCGCTATGAAGGCGTTCGCAGCTGCAGCAATCATCGCGCTCGTAGCCTGCCTGTTACTGGGTATCCAGCACTACCAGGTCATTGCACTTGAAGGGCAGGTGACGATCGAGGCCAAGGGTAAACAAGACGCCATCGAGGCCAACACCGAGAGCCAGGCGACGATCACCACCCTCCGCGCCGAAGCCCAGCGCAACGCCGCCTACACCGCCGACCTCAACAAGCGAATCAAGGCCAGCGAAGACAAAGCCAAAAAGGCGAGGAAAGACTTTGAAGATCTCAAGCGCAACAGCAAGCCTGTTCGTGATTGGGCTGCTCAGCCTCTGCCTGACGGCCTGCGCGGGAAAGCCGCCACCAGTAGTGGTAAAGACAGAAACATTAAGGCTGGAAGCCCCTGAGCTGATCCCGTGTGAGCGGGTAGACCCCGACGAGTCTGACCTTCGCCTCAACGGCGATGTGTGGGAGCTCAAGGATCAGGCCATCAAGCTGCTGGACACATGCGCCGACCAGGTGGACGCCCAGATCAAGCGCAGTCAGAGCAAGTAGTTCGCGACACGTTTCGCGAATCATCAAATTGTGTCGCGACATTGGAGTAAGCATGACCAACGTAACGCGCCTGCATCACGCATTGCCACTGAGTCCCGCCATCAACCAGGCGATCACTGAATTGGATAGCGCCATTGCCAAAGCGATTGACGCTGCCAAGGCTGCAGGCCTACCTCAGGGCTTGGTCGTATCGCTGCTGCACGGGCACGCCCAGATGCAGACCAACATCATGGTGAGCTGAACACGCGTTATTTACGACTCTTCGTAATCGCGATAAAGCTTTGCCAATGCTTGGGCATACTCCTCATCGCTCAGTTTGACCTTGAGCGCGACCATCGTTTCCTGAGCATTGGCTACGGCGGATGTATTGCTTTTGTTCTTTCGTGCAGCCCATTCCCTGGCCGCCTGCACTACCAATCCCTCAGTGATGCGCTCGATCATTTCCAGTTCCTCTATGGCTTGGTCTGATGCCTAACCATAGACCATCGATCCCCAATGAGTTAGTGGACTGAGGAGGCGTTCCCGCTTCCAAAAGGGCGTCGGCTTATTGAAGCGAGGCCGATCCCTCCAAGGAGAAATGAATGGCCGCTAAGCTGCTGGAATTCAAGCGTGAAGGCTGGCGTGATGCAGTCCACACGTTGCGCAAGATCGCCGATGACCTTGAGTCGGGCGAACGTGAAGCCTGCTCGGTCGGCGTGATCGGCATGCGTACTGGGAGCGGTCGCATCGAGGTGTTCGGGTTTGGCCCGATGGCCGACGACATGCAGTCGCTTGCCCTGTTCCGGCTGGGTGAGCAGAAGCTGATCGAAATCATTCTGGAAGACGCGGAAGGTGAGGTGTGCCGCGGGTGAGTGCGGCACTGATGGTGTTGGCGTCGGGCAGCCTTTTCCTGGCGGTCGCTTTACTGCGGGTAGTGGTTGGCAAGCCAGTAGGCAAAGAACGCAGCGTGAATGGCAATGGAAGAGGTGATGTAGCGCAATTTCTTCGAATACCAGCTGAAGAAGCGATGAAGAACAAGCGGGCCAACAAAGACAGCCAGGACGAACAGAAGTGATTCAAAAGCGTTGGGCATCGCAAAATCCTTGGTGATTTAGAAAGACCCGTCCCATTCTTCACATACTCAGGCTTCGCGCCACCCGAAAGGGGTGCAGTTTCGTCGGTTTGCATTAATGATAATCATTTTCTCTTTGGCTTTCGGGTCGTCTCGGAGGTGGTCCAGTGAAAAGACCGATGCCACCCAAGTCGCTACTCGAACTATCCGAGCTTTCCGACTTCGGTATTCGCCTGATTCCAGCGCCTGAGGTGTGGGAGTGGCTGAGCGCCGAGATCCTTGCCGACACCGGCAGCATTCACAACGAAGACCATGCCCATCTGCTGGATGCAGACATCCGGATCATGTGGGCGTCTTCACACTTCGAAAAACAAGGCCGAACAGTCTTGGGTCAGGCCGAGCAAGTCGCGTTCCGCGCTGGTGGTTGGCAGAAAGCCCGGATGGAACAACAGATGTTCGATTGGTTCGGCGATGTGCCGGCTTTCATCATCACGCTGGCCGCTGACTACTGCGCCCAGTGCAGCGATACCGACTTCTGTGCCGTGGTTGAGCATGAGCTGTATCACCTAGCTCACGCCAAAGACAAATACGGTCAGCCAGCTTTCACCAAGGAAGGTGCTCCCAAGATCGAGATGCGCGGACACGACGTCGAAGAGTTCGTCGGTGTGGTGCGTCGCTACGGTGCGAGCCCTGACGTTCAAGCGTTGGTGGATGCTGCAAACAAACCTGCCGAGGTAGGGAAATTGAACATATCGAGGGCCTGCGGAACCTGTCTGCTTAAGTCGGCCTGATTCTTGACAGGCTCTGGACGGATGAGAATCTATGGCAGCCCTTCAAAACGACGTGAAGGCCTTTATCGTTCAGGCCCTGGCGTGCTTCGACACGCCCTCACAGGTTGTTGAAGCGGTCCAGAAAGAATATGGGGTATCGGTTACCCGCCAGCAGGTGGAAACGCACGATCCCACGAAGACCTCAGGGAAGGGGCTGGCAAAGCGCTGGGTGACGATGTTCGAAGACACTCGGAAGCGATTCCGCGAAGAGACGGCTGAGATCCCGATCGCCAATCGTGCGTTCCGCCTCCGCGCCATGAATCGGTTTGTAGAACGTGCCGAGACGATGAAGAACATCGGCCTCGCCATGCAGATTCTGGAGCAGGCCGCGAAAGAAACCGGCGACATGTACGTCAACCGCAATCGAAAGGAAGAGCCTGACGACGAGCCAGCAATCCCGACCCGCATTCAGGTCGATGTAGTCGATGCGAGGAAGCCGAATGCCGAGCCTTAATGTTCCGCAGGCTCACTTCCTCACACTGCCCCATAAATTCCGCGCATTCGTTGCAGGGTTCGGCTCAGGCAAGACCTGGGTTGGATGTTCGGCGCTGTGCAAGCACTTCATGGAGTGGCCTGGCGTCAACGCTGGGTACTTCGCACCGACTTACCCGCAGATCCGGGACATCTTCTATCCGACAGTGGAAGAGGTGGCCTTTGACTGGGGGTTGAAGACCAAGATCAACCAGGCGAACCATGAGGTTCACATTTACAGCGGCCGGCAGTATCGCGGCACTGTCATTTGCCGGTCTATGGAGAAGCCGCAGACGATTGTCGGTTTCAAGATTGGCCACGCCCTGGTGGACGAACTGGACGTGCTGACGTCGATCAAGGCGCAGCAGGCTTGGCGCAAGATCATTGCTCGGATGCGTTACAACCTGCCGGGGCTGAAGAACGGCGTCGACGTAACCACGACGCCGGAAGGCTTCAAGTTCGTCTTCCTGCAATTCGTGAAGCAGCTCCGCGACAAGCCGAAGCTGAATGAGATGTACGGCCTGGTGCAGGCCAGCACGTTCGACAACGAACTGAACCTGCCAAGCGACTACATCGAATCGTTGATGGAGTCGTATCCGCCGCAGCTGATCCTCGCTTATCTGAACGGCCAGTTCGTCAACCTGACATCCGGCTCGATCTACCACACGTACGACCGCAAGCTGAATCAGTGCTTCGACACTGTGCAGCCGGGTGAGCCTCTGTTCATCGGCATGGACTTCAACGTCGGCAAGATGGCGGCGGTAACGCACGTCAAGCGCGATCAGGGTCTGCCCCGGGCAGTGGATGAGTTGATGGATGGCTACGACACGCCGGACATGATCCGTCGCATCAAGGAGCGCTACTGGCGCCACAACGGCAACGACTTTGAGAAGACCTGCGAAATCCGAATCTACCCAGATGCCTCCGGTGATTCCC